TGATATTAAAATTGGAATTGCCTGTACATCGTTGACAGGGGACAGTTCAGTTCTTGTGGAGAATCTTTGAAAATAATCTGTGTAATACCCGCAAGGGGTGGAAGTAAACGACTTTCTAGAAAAAATATTCACCCATTGATGGGAAAGCCTCTAATTTTGTGGTCAGTTGAGGCTTGTCTAAAGAGTAAATATCTTAATTATGATAATATATTTGTTAGTACAGAAGATTCAGAAATTAGAGATATTTCCAAAGCAGCGGGCATAAAGGTAATTGATAGACCAGAAGAATTATCAAAAGATGACGTCTGGACGCAGGACGTTCTTTCACATGCAAAAGACTTTTTACTGAATACAGGAGAAGATTTTGACATAATGGTGAGAATTCAAGCAAATTCTCCACAAATTCAATCAGAAAAGATCGATGAGTGTATTGAAAAGCTAATTAATAAAAAATTGTGGGAAGTGTTTACTGTTGATAGTGAAGGAGTCGAAGACGCTTCAATTCATGCACTATTAAAAAAATGCATCGATCAAAAAGCCTTGAGTGTTTATAAGGGCGTTGTTGCTACCGACTATGTAGACGTTCACACACTAGCTGACATTAAAAGAGTTGAGAAAATAATTTCTCTAAAGCACGAAGCTCAAGATGAATATGATATAACAAAAGATAAAATTATTGATATTTCAAAAGATTTTTCTAAAAAAATAGAGACATTTTTAAAAAATAAAAAATACGAGATAATAGAAGGATCACTCCAGGGATTCCCACCCATTTCAGAACTGGATCTTAGAGAGTGGCACTGGCACTTCATGTCTGCGTGGCATTGGAATCTTAGATTTTCACTTGTTGACAGGTTTGAAAAATCACTATCGAGTCATAGTGTCTTCTTTAGCGAGATTAGTAAAAAAACAGCTAGAGGAGAAAGGGTAAAGATATTAGACCTCTGTAGTGGCTTTTGTGTCTACTGGCCTATCTTGTGTGAAATTGGAGTTTCAGAAATTGTCGGAATAGATCTCTACGACGACAGGGAGAAAATAGTAACAAAAGCCACTTTGCAGGATTCATCAATTAGATTGCAGACAATTACTATGACAATTAGATCAATGATTTCTAGTAACCTAAACAACGATATCTTTCAGCTAAGTAGAAAATCTATTGAAAGCCTTTTTGAAGCAATGGAAAGGCTATGGAGCAATTCATTTGAAATGTTTTGTAGAAGCCGTCAGGCATATTATGATACGTCTAGGGAGCTAGTTGATAACTTTACACGTAGTGATTTTCAATATAGGCTATTTAGAGGAAATATTGACTCTATAGATCTATACCTGTCACCTGATGACGAACAATCTTTTGATGGAATAATGTGTATCGCCCCAGGGGGTAAGAAGGAAACTCTTGGTACAGGTGTATCTAGAGAGACACTTGACTATATTACTAAAAAATATCTAAAGAAAGGCGGGGTTACTGCCTTTGATGGAAGGTAAGTGTGAAAGTTAGTGTTATTATAACCTGCTATAATCTAGAGCCCTATATATCAAGGGCAATAAATAGCTGTCTAAATCAAACAATGAATGAAGATGACTATGAGGTGATCGTTGTAGACGATATGTCAACTGATAAGTCATGGAGCGTTATCGAGAGATTTGGAAGCTTAGTTGTTCCAATTAGGATGAAAGAAAATTTAGGAGTTTCTGCTGCTTCAAATGCTGGAATTAGAGAGGCATCGGGAAAATATGTTGTACGTGTCGATGGGGATGACTTTATAAATAAGAACTTTCTTCTCTCAATGTATGAAGTTTTAAAGTGGAACGATGATATCGGGTTCGTTTATTGTGACCACATAGTTGTTAATGAAGATCTTGAAAGAAGACAGTCATTAAATACACTTGACACCCTTCTTGATCACGGAGCGGGCGTCATGTTTCGAAAGAGGTATCTAGAGTCAATAGGCCTGTACGATGAAAATTTAAGAAATCGAGAAGATTATGATCTTATCTTAAGATATATTAAAAATTTTAATGGATATCATCTAAGGTTGCCATACTACAGGTACTTTAAGAGATCAGGAAGTCTCTCTTCTTTAAAAGATGAGCGCAAGATTATTAAGAATCAAATAGACAGCAGGGAAAAATAATATGAATCTGAAAAATATCTCAAATATAAGATACGACAGGCACAAAGACGTTCTTTTCTTTGACTTTAAAGACAAGTCTGGAAAGGTCACAACACACCACCTAGAGCAAAAAAGAAGCATCGACCACGCCCTAGATGTCTTAAAACACAATAGGGTAGCTACTTCAGATGATCATGCCCAGCTCCTTTATTCTCTAATATTATTTTTTAGGTGCAAATCTATAGTTGAGATAGGGGTTGCCTATGGTGACACCACAAGGTGGCTCTGTCAGGCTGCCGATGCAATTGGCTCAATTGTGCATGGATTCGATTGCTGGGAAGACCACGGTATTTCAAAAATAAAGTATGGTCAAAAATCATCCAAGGAGGATGTTGAAAAATATTTAAAATATTTTCATAATGTTGAAAACTTTCTACTAACAAAGATCAACACAATAAGTGAGAATGATAAGTTTATCGATCATATTAAAAAATTAGCTCCTTTAGATTTTGTATTTATTGATGGTGATCACTCTTTGGAGGGCGTATCATCTGACTTCGAATCAATATATCCGTACCTTTCAGACCAGGCAATTGTAGTATTTCATGATACCCTCATCTGCAATGGATCGAGACAGTTTGCACATGAGCTAAGGACAAAATATTTTGATAATACATTTGATATAGTTGATATGCCCTATGGAAATTTTGAACAAAGGTGTGGACTCACAGTCCTCTTTAAGCGTAGCTTTTCTAAGTGTAATGTAAAAATAATTGAAGACTGCGGTGCCACCCTATCAGATTCTGAAATTTATGAAAATGAAAAAAGACTAATAGGTCGAGATTAGTTTAATTTAATCTCAAATTCTGTATAATAGAGAGTAAGATGGTTAGTAATCCTAAAATAACATTTACGTGTGTGACGTATAACAGGGTCACCATGCTAAGGAACCTTCTATTAAGTTTTTCATTGGCCAATAGGGGTTATGATAATTTTGAGTGGATGGTTCTTGAGCATGATACGAATGACGGAACTGTTGATTTTTTAAAAAATATCAATAGAGATCCGCTATTTGAACCCTTGAGAGGGAAGATTAAGGTATTCTACGAGTCAGATCGAGAGTATCTAGATCACTTAAGGTCAAAAGGAATTGATGTTTCAACAAATATGAAAAAGTGTCAAGCTTTTTTTGGAAAATTTAGAAATGATCTAGTCAGACAGTCTCAAGGAGATATTATAGTAGACCTTCCAGATGACCATCAGTTTATTACAAGAGGAAATTTTTGCCAGGATATAGTTGATATTTTTAAAGATAGAGTGGAGAAGGTCGGATACGATGATATTGGGACACTGACCTTTAGAACGAGATTTTTATATAGGATAAAAAAGAAAAATAATTCTCACGATCCAGTTCAAAAAACATCGAGCAATGTTGAATATTTTGTAGTTAATTCGTACAAGACATGTGATGACTGGGGCGCAATATCAAGAAGCAATTTTGATAAAATTGGAGGATACACTCAGCTTGAAAATGAAACTAGTGAAATAATTGAAAAATGGAATAATACAGACTACTATGTTCATCACTACGATACAATGATGAAAAAGACAAAGGATGCAGGATTAAAGAAGATAATGACAAAAGTTCCAATAGTTCACGACTGCATAAATGATTCAATAGCTGGACAGATAAATAAGGGAAGGCTTAGCATGGCATTTCCAATCTTTAATAAAGATGACGTTAAAAAAAGACTAGGGCACCTTGAGAGGTGTACAGGAATTCATGAGTTTGAAAGAATTTCTGTAAAAATGAAACAAGAAGTATCGAATAAGGAGGCAAATTAGCATGAAGTTTGATAAGAATGTAGATCCTGAGCTTATAGCTGAGTATATGGAAGTACAAGAAAGAAAGAAGGTATTAAAGAATCTTCTTGGTGAAGCCTTTAGCAGTGACTTTTGTAATCTTGAGTTTTCTAAAATTTTATCTAGTGTGGGTGCGAATAGTGAAAGTGTAATATTGGATCTAGGTGCAAACATAGGGCAGCAAATTAAAGATACAATAGATATTGGTGCAACAATACATGCCTTTGAGCCGCATCCGGTGATTTTTGACTTACTGGTAAGAGGCTACGGAGAGTATGAGAATGCTATTTTATTGAATGCAGCAGCTGGTGCAAGTCGTGGAAAGTTTAGACTATTTTATAAGGGCAACGCGGAAGACGTGAATGGAGGCGCAACGCTGCTTCCCTGGAAGGTTACAGGCGGAGATAACGTTATTGATAGAATGAAAAAAGATTCTACATCTAAGTTCGCAGACGTTGACTGCTATAATATCTCAGAATATATTGAAAACTTAGGAAAGAAAGTTAAAATTCTTAAGATTGACGTTGAAGGTCTTGAATATGCCATTCTTGACAACTTAATGAAGACAGGTCAGATCCACAATATTGAATACATTCTATTCGAAGATCACGCTGATTGCTTTATGTATAAGACATGGTTTGATATAGCAATTAAATCAATAAACAGATTTAAAAATTCTCAAATAGAGACAAAAATTATGGTCTGGAATGGGTTTAGTGAAAATAATGATCAAATACTATCACAAATTATGTCTAAAAACCAGGTATAAGATATGACTACTAGCGACCTGTGGGAAAGAATTACATCGGGAGAACCCTTTTTTATTGCCGAAGCGGGGGTAAATCATTTGGGCTCTTTAGATCTTGGTGAAAGATTGATTAGAGAGGCTGCTGAAGCAGGTGCGCATGCAATTAAGTTTCAATCATATAAGGCAAAAAACCTTTGCACAAAGAATGCCCCTAGATTTTGGGACTGGGATGGTGAGGTAGAGAAGGATGGGTCACAATTTGATTCTTATTCTCACCTAGACTCTTTTGGAGAGGCTGATCACGCTGAGCTAAAGCGGCTGTGTGACTACTACAACATAGAATTTATGTCCACACCTTTTGACGATGAGGCAACTGACTACCTTGATAGGGTTGGAATTAATGCATATAAAATAGCTTCTTGTGACTTAACAAATCATCCGCTTCTTAGAAATGTCGCATCAAAGAAAAAAATAGTTATGCTTTCTACGGGTGCGGGATCAATTGAAGAAATAAAGTCTGCAGTTAAAATTTTAAGTGAGGAAACAGATAAGATTGTCGTTATGCATTGTAATCTTAAATATCCAACAGGTGATCATGAGATAAATTTAAGAATGATAGAGCACCTAAAAGAAGAGTTTCCAGACTGCGTCATCGGGCTTTCAGATCACACAATGAATCTTTGGACTCCGGCATTCGCATATTCACTTGGTGCAACAGTGTTTGAAAAGCACTACACAGTAGATAAAACGCTCGATAAGAGCGCTGATCACTGGCTCTCAGTTGACCCATCAGAAGTTAGTCAAATAATTGATAATATAAACTTAGCAGTCACACTCTTAGGATCCCGTGAGAAAAAGTGCACCAAGAGCGAAGAGCGTGCAAAGCTATATGCCAGAAGAAGTATAGTAGCTATTTCAGATATCAAAATGGGCGAAGTACTTACTGATCAAAATTTATCTTGTAAGAGACCTGGGACGGGTCTTTCACCAACAATGCTTCACAAAGTTTTAGGAAGAATTGCTGCTAGAGATATCTCTGATGATCAAATTTTAACAATGGAGGATATAAAATGAATCTAAAAGAACTAACACTAAATTATTTTAAAACTTTTTCTAGTCAAGACCCAGACGGCTTAAGAGGACTTTTTTCTAATGATGTATACCTTAGGGATTGGGAAATTAACGTGGAGGGAATTGATGGAGTAGTTGCTGCAAACAAAGGAATATTTGACTCAGTTGACACTATCAATGTTGTTCCAGTTAAAATATGTGAAACTGGAAACATGACAATCTCTGAAATAGAAGTCCACGTCAATAGTACTGAAGTTTTAAAAGTTGTTGACGTTATTGAGTTTGACAGTGAGGGAAAGATAGTGGCTGTAAGAGCTTATAAGGGATAAAAGTTGTCTTATCTTGGATTCATACAAATGGTAACAACGGCTTATAGCCACATGGATAAGATTAGAGTTCTTGAAATAGGGATTGATCAAGGGCATTCTTGCTTCCCAATAGTCCACAATCTCTCAACACTATTTGATGACTTTGAATATGTTGGCATCGACATAAAGGTAAACTCAAAAATTACAGACGGACTGGCACAAATGTCAGGAATTAGAGTTAGAGACTCCTACGAATGTGTAGACTTTAATGTCTCTATGTACGAGTCAAATAGCCTTACAATTCTTCCAAAGATACTCAGTTCAAATGAGAAATTTGATATTGTATTTCTTGATGGAGATCACAACTACTTTACTGTCGCACATGAGCTTGAAATAATTGAAAAACTGTGCCACCCACATTCAATAATAGTCTGTGATGACTACACAGGGCCTGGATCTACAAGTGATTCATTCTATTCAGAAAGGGAAGAATACACTAGTTTAAGACAGAATGTTGAAAACAAACCCATATTTGATCAATTTGGAGAGATCCACATACAACACAACAAAGCAACACCTCCAATTATTGTTAAAAATAAAGAAGGAGAGTGCCAAGGTGTTAGACGGGCAATTGATGAATTTATAAGCAGTAGGCCTGGTTGGGACATGAGGACATATACGCTCGAAGGCAGAGTGGTTGAAGCAGTTGCTCTATACCAGTGTAATTACACATCAATTTCTGATGATCCGTCAATATGCCCAAAGACAGGAGAGAGAACTTATATGACAATAGACTTTAAGACACCAGAAAAGAAAGAAGGTTGGGGATTTATAAATGATTGATACGATAGGCATAGTCGGACAGGGATTTGTCGGAGGAGCCCTTAATGCAGGAATGAGTCATGCATTTAACATAGTGACATATGATAAGTTTGTAGATGAAAAATCTACATGCGACTCCTTGGAGTCTTTAGTGGAGTGTGCAGACGTTATATTCGTCTGTCTTCCCACGCCTATGAGAAAAGACGGGTCCTGCGATCTTCGCATTGTTGAGAATACAATTTTTGAAATTGATCAAATCTGCGGAAAGAAAGAACACCTTGGGAAAATAGCTGTAATCAAGTCAACAATTCCGCCCGGAACCACACAGAGTCTTAACGATAGGGTGAAATACATTCAAGTAATCTTTAATCCAGAATTTCTAACTGAGGCAAATGCAGTAGAGGATTTTAAGAATCAGACTAGAATAATAGTCGGCGGACCAAGACCAGGAACATCTGTTGTAAAGAATATCTTTAGAAAGGCATTTAAACAGACACCCATTGTTAAGACAGGATCTAATACAGCGGAAATGGTCAAATATTTCACTAATTGCTTTCTTGCCACCAAGGTTATTTTTTCCAATGAGATGAAGCAGATCTGTGAGCCACTTAGCATAGACTATGACAAGGTTGTTGAATATGCACTTTACGATGATAGACTTGGAAAGTCACACTGGTCGGTTCCAGGCCCTGACGGAAGTATGGGCTTTGGAGGCCATTGTTTTCCAAAGGATTTAAATGCCCTTATTAAGGTAGCAAAGAATAACAGTGTTGATCCAAGAATTCTTCGGTGTGTATGGGAAAAGAATCTAGAAGTTAGAGATGAGAATGAACGAGATTGGGAAAGAATGTCTGGTCGAGCTGTTAGTGAAGATTGATAATCGTGTAAAGTATAAGTCTAAAGCAGTATAATAATAATATGACTGAAAATACTTTTCCAACAGGAAAGCCTCATATTTCATTTTCTGAAGTAAAGATATGGAAAGAGTGCTCCTGGCGACACAAGCTTATGTATGTTGACAAGATTGACACTTTTGAACCTTCACCCTATCTAGATTTTGGAACAGCTGTTCACGAGGGGTGTGAAACTCTTCTTGAGACTAGGAAAGTTGATAAGAAAAAACTTTTTAATGACATTACTTCTGCATGGGAGAAGAATGGATTTGATGATCCAGCGTGGGTTGAAAGGCAGCCTGGATGGTACAAATATGCCCCAGTAGAGACGTGGTGCCAATGGGCTGAAAATATGTGGGATGAGGTTCCCGATTTTCTAGATTCAACTTTTCCCAATTGGGAACCTGTAAAAGCAGAAGAATACCTCTACGAAGAAATTGAGGGAAAGAGTGTAAAATTTAAGGGATTTATTGATGCCATCATAAAGGTTCCGAAGAAGCGAGGCGAGGGTTACAACTACTGGATACTCGATTGGAAGACAGCTCAGTCATATGGGTGGCGAAGAGAAAAGAAGCAAAGCCTCCTAATGACAGCCCAGCTTATTTTATATAAGCATTTTTGGTCTAGAAAGCACTCTGTTCCACTTGCCGATGTTCGATGTGGTTTTATCCTGCTTAAGCGTGGAGGTAAGCCTGGACGCATCTGTGAGCTTGTTACAGTATCTGTGGGACCTAAGACACTAGAAAAAGGCATCAAGATGATGAATAGCATGATATCTTCTGTCTATAGGGGAATGTTTTTAAAAAATAGAGACTCTTGCACATACTGTCAGTTTAAAAATACAGAACATTGTACCTGATTTACTTTATAATTCCTCGATGATAATATTTCATTGAGGTTTATAGAGATATGACAAAAAAGAAGAAAGTTCTGATTTTATCAGATCACGCTCTTTCTACATCAGGTGTAGGCACACAGACCAGACACCTTGTAAATGGATTGCTAACCAGGCACCCAGGTGAGTGGACATTTAGGCAATTCGGTGCAGCACTAAAGCATACTGACTACAATACAGTTGCTGTTAGTGAAGATTTTATTATTAAGCCTATTGACGGATTTGGCGACCGAGATTTGATTAGAGTTGCTCTGGCTACTGAGAAGCCTGATTTGCTTCTCATATTTACAGATCCTCGATTTTTTATATGGCTGTTTGAGATGGAAGATGAAATTCATCAAATATGTCCAATTGCGTGGTGGCATGTATGGGATAACGATCCCTACCCAGACTTTAATCACGTCCTTTATCAATCTACTGATCTTATAAATTGTCATTCTCATATGACGTATGAGTTAATTAAAGACAGGGTTTCATCTAGAATAAACTTTATACCTCATGCAGTTCCAAATGAAATATTCTTCCCGCTGGAAGATTCTGTACGTAAATCCTATAAAAAGCAAATTCTAGGCCCAGATAGAGAAGACCACTTTATTGCAATTTGGGTAAATAGAAATGCAAAAAGAAAAAGACCCTCAGACGTTGTAGAGTCTTGGAGGGTGTTTCTTGAAAATTTAGAAAAAATTCACGGTCATCGAAATGCAACTCTAATTATGCACACCGACCCAATGGATCATGAGGGTCCTAATCTAATTAAAAATGTTGAGCTTCAAGGGGTGTCAAATAATGTCTACTTCTCTACAGACCGCCTTGATTTTGAAAAAATGAATGTTTTATATAACATTTCTGATGCTTGTATAAACATAAGCTACGCAGAGGGATTTGGTCTTTCAACACTTGAGGGAATGATGACTGGATGTCCAATAGTCGCTATAAAGACTGGAGGATTGACACGCCAAGTCGTTGATCATGAAGATGGTTCGGAAAACGGTGTCGCTCTTCCAGTTGAATTTAGGTCACTTGTAGGTTCTCAGGCTGTACCGTTCATCTATGAAGACTATGTTACATGCGAAACTGTTGCTGAGGGGATTATGAAAATGTATAATCTATCTAGCGAGGAAAGGCTGGAGCTAAGAGAAAAATGTCTAAACTATGTTAAGAAAAATTTTAATATCAATGACACTATTGATGAATGGAATAAGACCATGAAAGATCTTTTAGACAATTGGAAAAAAGACTATAAAGCATGGGAATGCTTTACCTTATAGGAAATAAATTAGATGAAAAATGTTATTATTAGGGCTCCCCTCCTATCGTGTAGCGGCTATGGGGTTCACTCCAGGCAGATATTTAAGTGGCTCTTAACTAGAAAAGATTTTAATGTAGTTACTCAAGTTGTATCGTGGGGCACGACTAGCTGGATGATAGATCCAAATCTAGAGGATGGCCTTATTGGGGAGGTCATGAATAGATCTAGGCCCCTTAGCGATAATGCAGATATCACATTTCAAGTTCAACTTCCTGATGAATGGGATCCAAAGTTAGGAAAGTTTAATGTTGGTGTTAGCGCCTTTGTTGAGACAGACAGGTGTAATCCAGACTGGATTAAGAGAATTGATTTAATGGATCTAGTAATCGTCCCAACAGAGCATGTAAGAGATACCATTATGAGATCAGGATCTCCGAGGACGCCTGTTGTGGTTATTCCAGAATCATATCTAGAGGAGATTGACCAAAATCCTGAGCCACTTCCTTTAGAACTGGATACAAAGTTTAATTTCCTAGTCTTGGGACAGTTTACCGGAAATGACCCGTATAATGATAGAAAGAACCTTCTCTGCACCCTTAAGTGGATGTTTGAAGTATTTAAGGATGATCCAGACGTTGGAATTATCATTAAGACAAACCACGGAAGAGGGACAAAGATAGACAGAGAAATTACCAGACAAAAGGTTGTCTCCGTAATTAATGAAATTAGAAAAGGGCCATATCCTAAGCTTCACTTATTACATGGAAATCTTACAAGCTCAGAAATTGCATCACTCTACAGGGTAGAGTCAATTCGATGTCTAGTCAGCCTAACAAGAGGAGAGGGTTTCGGATTGCCCATCCTTGAGGCAGCTTCTTCAGGAATTCCTGTAATTGCGACCAATTGGTCAGGTCATTTAGATTTTTTAAATTTAGGAAAATTTATACCTATAAACTATAGTATCGTTGAAATACCCAGCAACAGGGTTGATGGAAGAATCTTTGTTGACGGCCTGCGATGGGCAGATCCTGATGAAAATGACTTTAAGAAGAAAGTTAAAAAATTTAGAGATAATTATTTAAAGCCCAGTCAGTGGGCTTCTGAACTTTCTTCTCGACTTAAAGACACATTTTCCCAGAGTGCCATCAACATGAAGTATGATGCTTTAATTGATAGTGAGCATTGGAGAAAAGATTGAATTGGGCTCTAATAGCGATTTCTGCTGGTCTATTTTTGTCTCTTTGTGTTTCCACTTATTTCAACTATAAATTTGGATTAATATTAATTCAACTAGAAGACGGAATAGAAGAATCACTTGATATTTTAGATCAAAAGTATGCATCGATGAGTAAAATCTTAGAAAGACCTGTATTCTTTGACAGTGTCGAGGTCAGACAGGTAATTAGAGACATAAGAGACTCCAGAAGTGCTGTTCTCTATGTTGCAAATATTCTTGGATCTATTGATGAAAGTGCTGTCTCTGACTTGGAAAAAACGAGGCCTAAATAATGAAAAAAGGAAAGAAAAAATTTGTCAAGATCAGAAGACGGAGGGGCAAGGGAAAGAGAAATCTTTACTTTCACCAGGGAACTCATGACGCAATAGTCAAGTTTCAATCACTAGAGTGCACAAGCGGCAGGGAGAAGCTATACGTCTCAGAAATCTTTCCTGCTTTTGATAAGTTGGTTGAAAATCTAATCTTTATTCACGGATTTACTTCAACTCATAGTTCCTTTGAAGATCTTAAAAATGACTGCGTGGTCTTTCTCTATGAAACTCTAGATAAGTTTGATCACACTCGGGGTACAAAGGCATTCTCTTACTTTAACGTTGTTGCCAAGAACTGGCTGATTATAAAAAGCAAGCAGAGGTCAAAGCAAATTAGAAGGCAAGTAAGCCTAGATGATCCCATGTCCATTAGCAGAAGAGACATGAGTTCAATAGAGTCATATAAGATAGTACCGGCTCAAGATACTGAAATGATCAAGAGAGAGTCAATTGAAAACCTATTTTCTCTAATGGTAGAGATTAAGAAAAAACTGTCTGGAGAAAATGAGATTGCATGCATTGATGCAATTATAACCCTATTTGAGAAAATAGATGATATTGACCTCCTTAATAAGCGTGCAATATTTGTCTATCTTCGCGATATATCAAGTCTTAATCCAAAACAGCTATCAATTGCCATGTCGTCAATAAGAAAGCACTATAAATCCCTCGTAAAACAGGGGGAGTTTGATATATTCTTTTAGGGGAGTAAAAAATGGGAAAAAAAGTATCTGACCTTAAAAAGAGCATAGATAAGAAAAATAAAAAAATAGAAAGCTTTGGAGATATCCTGGACGCTATAGAAAGCACTGAGGATAAGAAAAAGCTTCTCTGGAAAGAGATTTATGAAAATGCTCTAAATGATAGAGAGAACGCTTCAATTCTCTTTATGGACCTTATGACACAATCTCAGGGGAATGCTGCAAATCACTCAACTTTTGGTCCAATTATGGCAAAATACCTTGAGAGAATGTCAAAGTCAAATGATCAAATTCTACGACTTGCAGAACTAATAGATAAAGCAGACTCTAAGGCAGAGATTATTGACCCTGATGATATCTTTAATCAGATTGGAAGCTAAAAATGCCCTTCAATCCACTAGAGAGAAATCAGACACCGCAAGCTAGCAGAATCTTTCACACAGTTGTGGTTGTCGACTTTATAGCAAACCCAGCGACACTTAGTGCGTCAGATCGAGCATCACTATCTCTTGGAAACGTTGCCGGAAGTAAGGGGATTATTAACTCTCGGTACATTAATAGAATGCCAAGAAATAGCATAATAGGATACAGAATCTCAGATAGATCTGGAAATCTTCAACAGGCTGAAATATTTTACCCTTTTTTCTCACCACATCTCTCTCTTCCCATCAAGCCCGGTGAGCAAGTCTGGGTGATATACGAGACTGTTGGTGGAAGCAGCTCCCGAGCGCAAGGGTCTCTCGGGTATTGGGTTTCGAGAAAGCATGTTGACGATCAAGTTGACGATATAAATTACACACATGCTTCTAGGATGGATTTTCATAGGTCTAGAGCCCAGCAAGGTCGAGGGTCTAGGGAAAGAACTTCATCATCTGCACAAGAGGATGGATCTCATATTTTGCAAAATCACATTCCCGGATTTCCAAATGGAGATGGATCCGGAAATTTAATTCTTCCAGGGCCCAACGCTTTTGAGAAAATTATTAAGAGATCTAGAGCGATGGGTCGAAGAGGTCATGCAAATCAGTTTATCGGAGAACCTGTTCCAAGAATCACCAAGACTGTCGGTGATCTCGTTCTTCAGGGTTCAAACAATGCCAGCATAGTCCTCGGAACAGAGCACACAAGAGACAGTTCACCCTACTTATCTTCATTTCCATCTAGAATGGCTGCCACGGGCCAGGGTGCAATTGATATCTGTGCCGGACGTGCCCAAACAGACAGCACAGCTGCAGCTCACGTTGCTCATGGAATTATAAATGAAAGAGGGTATAGAGAATCATCTAAGTATCCGACAAAGGAGCTGAGGGCTTTTAAGTCTAAGGCCAATGCTGCAGAAGGGTCTATGGATCCTGAAAACGATCTCTCTAGAATCTACGTCTCAATGGCAACTGATCCAGACAATATGTTTAGCATTGATACTTCTGGAATGTCGAGAACAGAAGTCTCAGCTCCAGGAGAGCCTTCAATTGTCTTAAAGACTGATCATATGAGACTAGTTGCTAGGCAAGACTTAAAGATTGTTATTGGGGATTCTGGGACTGGGTCAGCAGTTGTTCTTAAGGCCGATGGAAATATTGTCTTTATACCGGGTCCTGAAGGTGTCATAAAGCTTGGAGGAGACGATGCTGACAAGGCCCTAATAGTAGCTCCGCCAACAAAGACATTGACCGTTGACGGAAGTGTCAGCCTGCCTCTCCCGCTTGTTACGATTGCTGGAGGCACAATAGGCGAGGCTGAAGAGGTGGCTGATACGTTCAATTTTACCACGTTTGCTACAAAGGTGCTGGTTAAGTAATGCCAAATGCACTTGAAGCTGCAAATATCTTAAGTGAAAACCCAGATACTGGAGCTATGGAGCTATCAGAGTCTGAGGTGGCTAGCCTTTGGGAAGCCTCCCTCTCACTTGTCGAGAATGGAACAGCTGCATCTCCTGCATTGACTCATGTCATTCCGGGTATTTCACAAACGCTTATTCCTTTAGAAATTCCGCCTATGCCAGAGTCTGCTAGCGCTATCAAAGAATCAGGTGGAAATCTAGAAGAATATGATGCATTTGCAAATTCCTTCGGAAACTTTCTAGTTAGTATTGCAGAATTTCTTAACGTACCAATTGATTCACCAGTCGGAAGGCCGCTTGGCTACATTGATCCAACTGTAATCATTAAAATTATCAAAGATAAGATACAGGAAGTCGTTGCTCAGATTATAGACCTAGTTCAAGAAAAACTAAATGAATTTAAGGAGCATCTAGGAGAAAAGATTGAGGAATTTTTAGATAAAATTCAATTTGACTTTGATGAACTTGGTGTTCCGGAAATCCTTGAGAAATTAGCCCAAGCAGCTGCAATAATTGTATCGATACCGATAACCTTGCTCGAGGGAATTGAAGAACTTCTAGCGCTATTCAATATACCACCCATTGGCGACATAATTGAATCAATTGTGATGACAATCTTGAGCATACAGCGCGCTATTATGGAGCTGGATCTTAAAAATAAGATTATAAATGCAATGATCGATGCACTGGCAGCTGTAGTCAACTTTATTAGAGACACAATTATACAGGAGATCAAAGATGCAATTCTTGCTGCAATACTTGCCCTTCTTGACATACCTCTTCCCGAGCTTCCAGCCCTTCCTGAATGGGTTTTAAAGATTCCAGATTTTAGCATAGATTTTTTCAATCTTCAGCCTCCATTTTTTAATTTTACCCTAATGCCTCCAAACATACTTTCGGAAATTCTTGCATTCTTTCAAGCAATTCTTGAATTTTTTAAATCAGTAGTTCCTACACTTGATTTTATACTAGCACTTATTGCTGCACTTGCCCAAGGTATTGCCGGACTAATTGAGCTTCTGATTAATATAGTTATTGGAATAATTGAGGCAGCATTTGGTCTAGTAGCCGGTGCAATTCTTAAGATTGCATCTGTAATTGTAATGATAAACAGAATAGTAAGATACTTAGCAGCTGCACTAATAGGGTATATTCTAGGAGATGGTTTAATTTTTGAGGCACTTGTAAATGAGCTAATGAGCGCAGGCACCTGATTATTTATTTGGGCATATATTTAGTAAAGGGAGAAAGATAAGTTGGCAGCAAGAAGTTTTAAAAGTGTCGGTGACAAAGTCTCAGATATCAAGTTTAATAGGCCTGTCCCACAAGTCCCGCCTGTGGGAATAGTCACACCTTTAAAATTCGGAACAGGCAGATCTGGTCTTTTTGAAATGAATTTTGAAATTGAGAAACAGGTTCAAGATAACTTAAGAAATTTACTTTTAACAAACCACGGTGAAAGACTTGGTCACTATGACTTTGGTGCAAACTTAAGAGAACTTACAACAGAAAGGCTGTCAAATAAAGATTTTGATAATGAGGCAATGATAAGAATAAGAGATGCTGTTAAAAAATATATTCCCTTTGTTGAGCTATCTTCTTTTGAGTCATCATTTAACAAGAATCCCACAACAGATTCTATTGCTGAAATTAGTATAAAAATATTTTATAATATTCCAAAACTACAAGTGACGAATAAGGGAATAGAGGTTATTCTATACTGCATAGGGTAGGAAATGTCAAATATAAAAAGTAAAAAAGATCAACTAAGAACATATCTCAATAAAGACTTTAATAGCTTTAGGTCAAATTTATTAAGATATGCCCAGACATTCTTTTCAGATCACATTAATGATTTTTCTGAGGCCAGTCTGGGTGGGCTCCTTCTTGACATGAATGCCTATGTTGGTGATACAATGGCATATTATCTAGATCATCAATTTAATGAACTTGATATAAACACTGCTGTTGAAGACGTGAATATTGAAAGGCTCATCAGGTCCGCTGGTGTCCCAATTACTGGTGCTGCCCCCTCTACTGCTAATGTGAATTTTTTTATAAGAGTGGATTCAGATCCTTCAAATACAGATCTTCCTCTTCACCAATTTCTTCCGATAATTAGAGAAGGAACGGTTGTTCAATCCAGCAAGGGAGTCCGGTTTACTCTAACAGAAGATTTAGACTTCTCTATGACGGATGATGGTGGAAACTATCTTTTTCAAAAAATAATTCCCTCTAATGCTGGATCAGATCCAAGCTCCTATATTTTAAAAATGTCTGGGCTATGTGTATCGGGACAAATTGCAACTGAGACGAGGTCTTTTGGGAACAATTTTCAGCCGTTTCAAAAGATAGTGCTACCTCATTCAAATGTTTCAGAGGTGCTATCTGTTAAGGATACTGATGGAAACACTTACTACGAAGTTGACTCACTAGTTCAAAATACTGTGTACAGAAGAGTAAAAAATACTCAATATGATTTAAATGAAGTTCCAGATAATCTAGAGCTCCTACCAGCACCCTATCGGTTTACTAGAACTGTAAATGGTTCAACATATAAAACTACAATCACATTTGGGTCAGGTAGGGCGGACACACTTGACAACGATATTATTCCAGATCCTAGTGAGCTGTCTCTTCCACTTTACGGAAAGAAGACTTTTTCTAGATTTTCAATCGATCCAAACAATCTTCTTAGAACACGTACACTAGGAATATCTCCTGTCAATACCACAGTTAGCATTAGGTATAGACACGGAGGTGGGCTATCTCACAATGTAGGCCCCGGATCCATATCAGGTGTCGGAACTCTTCTTACAACATTTAAAGGAGGAGTTCCAGCAGGCATTGTCTCAAAGATAAGAGCATCAGTAGACGTTAGAAATCCTCTTGCCTCAGCTGGAGGTGAAAATGCTCCAAGTATTAGAGACCTTAAGCAATATGTTAAATCAGCTAGAAATTCTCAATCTAGAATAGTTACAAGAGAAGATCTTTTAGCTCACGTTTATATGATGCCATCTAGATTCGGTCGGGTCTATAGGGCTGGAATTAGATCAAATCCCAACAACCCACTATCAACTCAGCTATTTATAGTTAGTAGATCTGCATCAGGCCTCTTATCTATTTCACCTGATGCACTTAAGCAAAATTTAAGGTTATTTTTAAATGAAAGTAGGCTAATTTCAGATGCAATAGACATTCTTGACTCCCCCGTTGTTAATCTTGGAGTAAAGTATTCAATAGTTGTTGATACAACTTCCAATAGAAGCTCTGCTATTCAAATGGTAAATTCAAGAATAATGGCCTACTTTAGAAATATAAACTTTCAAATAGATCAGCCCGTCATTGTATCAGAGATTCAAGCTATTGTCCTAAACGCACCCGGCGTGATTTCTGTTCCGGAGTTTGAGATTATAAATAGAGCAGGTGTTATATCAGGAATGTTCTATAGTACATTTTATTTAGATATTGACGGCGCAACTCATAGAGGAATAATATCTCCCCCAGCTGGAGGAATATTTGAGATGAGATACCCAACACATGATATTATCGGTACAGCGGAATAGTAGAAATGTATAGAATATTAACTGCCAGCAAAGATACATACATTACTAATAAAATTATTAGCAATGACATAAGGGCAAAAGACGCAAATGTCGGGCAGGCGGGCACGCTTGATATCTTCAAGCTCTACGCTGAATCAACATCAGGATCTGATACTTCACCGACTGAGCTATCTCGCGTCCTCATAAAGTTTGATCTGGATCCACTTAGGGCAATGACAGCTTCATCCCTAGATATATCACATAATTCATTTAAGTGTTTTTTAAAGCTAAAAGACGTCTATGGCGGACAGACAACCCCTTCTAAGTTTAGACTTCTGGTGGCTCCTCTCTCCAAGGCATTTGACGAAGGCGGTGGAAGAGATATAATTTCATTTTCTGATCTTGATTCTAGTAATTTTATGACCGCCTCTGTTGCTGGTACCACGCCTGAAGTTTGGACATTTGATGGAGCAAATAAAGAAGGCCTTCTCGGAAGCGACGACCTTGATATTATTACAAGCGGAAACCTTCACGACGGAGAGGGGTCCGCTGCCTTTATTTGGAAAGATCAACTATTTGAATCAGGAAAAGAAGATCTCAGTATTGATATAACAAGAATTGTATCCGGCGTCCTAAAGGGTCAAATTCCCGATCATGGATTAAGAATTTCACTCTCAGGTACAATGGAGACTGATGATAAGACGAGATTTGTTAAGAGGTTTGCGTCAAGACATGCAACAACAGTTGAACACAGGCCTAAGATAGTCGTTCACTATAACGATTCTCAAATCGATCATCATAAAAACTTTTATTTTAATCTCACAGGCTCTCTTTTCTTAAATAATTTTCACAGAAATCAGCCAGCCCATATGCTTGACGGAAGAACGGGAAATGAAGTCAAGGGTTCAAATTGTGTCGTTCTTAGACTTGAGTCAGGATCTCATGATCACGGAACTTTCTTTACATACTCTGTCACAGGATCTCAGCATGTGATAGGAACACACGCAATCACTGGAGTCTATTCAGCTTCTTTTGCAATTGGTGCATTTGCATCAGGTACCCTTAGAAGTGAAATAGTCAATGCTGCTTCTGCTACTTTTTCAACCTACTGGGGATCTACTGATTATAAGGTTGGATTTCATACTGGATCACTTGTTATACAAAATGTTAAAAGATCAAGCTTTGACAACGCTCCAGATAAATTATTTTTAAACGTTACAAACCTAAGGTCAAAATATAGCTCATTTGAGAAAGCCAGAATGAGAGTCTTTGTTGAGAATCTTGGAAAAGAAGTCGTCTTCAAGAAAAAGCCGCTTGAGTCAACAAGTGAAATCTATACACAGATGCACTATAGGGTCCGTGACGCCTTTAATGGAAAAATTATAATTCCATTTGATGAAAAATACAAAGGAACCCTCCTATCAACAGATTCTGATGGAATGTTTTTTGACCTCTACATGGACTCACTTCCGTCAGGCAGAGTATATTCTTTTGACTTCTTAATAAAAGATTTTGGAACAGATAGGGTTTTTACAAATGTAGGAAGCAAGTTTCGCGTGGTTGAATAATGTCTAGTGGAAAGCCAAAAAATGTAATGGGGCCTAGCCTATTTTCTCCTTCCTTTATTAGGGGTATAAACCTTGGAAGTGCAAGAGTTGATGATGTAACATTTTCTGAAGTATCTGATACAAATATAGGAAGCACATCTTCATTTAGATACGACCCCCCTGGAAGTCCAATGAGGTCAACCCAGCAATTAAACATTGACTGGTCTATATTTGAAAATCATACATTTTTTAATTCAGCAATTTCAAAAGTCAACGTTGCATTTGATAAAATTATTAATGAGTTCCCATTTGATGGGACAAGAAAGGAAACAGAAGACTTTCTCGACAATCTGACTGGGTATGAAAACTATATTCTGGATAGATTTCCAAAAAATACTGGGTACCTTAATTTTTATGGAAGTAGCACCGCCGGACTAGATCAAGGGACACTTATTAAGGTCAAAGATCAAGCAGGAAGATTATTTCCTGAATATTCAAAAATGAACACTGGGCAGAGAGTCCTAGACCCTACAACAGGATCTTTCTCAATTGAGATGCAGCTCTTGTGTGCTTCTATAACAAACAATAAGCAGATTATCTGTCAAAGACTTGTTGATGATGATTATGGATTTACCTTAGGAATTTCAAATACATCATCTACAACAGAAGCTTCAATAGTCTTTTCTGTCACTTCTGGGTCAAACTATATGATCACGTCTGGGACTATTTCTAAGGGATCTTTTGAGCATGTCTGCGCTGTGTGCAATAGAGAGGAGGGTGTAGGAAAGCTTAGGCTTTATGTAAATGAAAAGCTAATCGGCGAGTCTGATGGAGAGACAGAGATTTTGGACATGGGATTTTCTCCATCTCACTACTTTACAATCGGATCAGGTTCAATTCACCACCTAAGCGGTGTTGTGGGAAGCACATCTGAAACACCGACAGGTGGAAAGTTTACACCCACAGAGACTTTTTCAGGATCAATTGATGAATTTAGATTTTTTCACTCTATTAGAAGCCTTGACGAACAGAAGCAATTCGCCAAGAGGTCAATTTTTTCATCTCCCGATCTACGGCTTTATTTTAAATTTAATGAGCCTAGTGGGTCTACGGGTGTTAATGATATTGTCTTAGACAGCTCTGGTAAGTCACTTCATTCAAGAGTTTTAAACTACTTTAGCGTATCATCCGGAATAGCTCTAAGGGGTACTGGAAGCGCCGGAGGGGGAACTGGTCCAGTTAAGCCCCCACTTGTTGATGAGAATTTAGACTTATGCCCAGTTCTGTTTCCTAAGTTTGAAAAAGTAACAGATTTAAACTATACACTTCTCTTGTCTGCTAGTAGATATGATAATGATAATCCAAATCTAATAACAAAGCTCATACCTCCGCACTATCTTGAAGAGGGACAGCATGCACAGGGCTTAAACACTATTAATGGAGAGATATTAGGAAACTATTCCGGATCCTCAATACCTGGAACAGGTGATATCGGATCTTCTCAGCTTCTTACTGCTCTTCTTTTTGTCTATGCTAGCCAGTTTGATGAGATTAAGCTTTTTATAGATGAGTTTTCTCAAATTTTTTATGTCGACTATGATGAAAATACTTCTGCATCTGATCCCTTTCTTCTGTTTGCAGGAGAGTATATGGGAATTGATCTACCTAGAATCTTTAGTGACGCTTCTCTCTTGCAACAAGTCGACGGAGAAGATCTTACTACAGACACAGCCAGGGCAGGGGGTTCTTTAAATTATGTTCAAAACCAGATCTGGAGAAGAATCTTAACAAATATGAGAGAAATTACAGTTTCTCGTGGAACTATTCACAGTGTTAAGTCTCTAATTAGGTCTATTGGAATTGAACCTGACAATGTTCTAAGAATTAGAGAGTATGGAGGTCCTTCAAGGAAGACGCTTAGAAACCTTCGTGTCAAAAAGTCTGAAGTTTCGACAATGATAGACTTCTCAGGGTCTCTTGCAGCCCATTCCAATATGGAGGTAGGCTGGAGCTTAAACGACCAGGGCTTCTTGACAGGAAGCTTTCAGAGGCCTCGTCTAATGTCTCCCTATCTGAGTGCAAGCAGGTTTGAGGTAGGATATCCTGAACCGCAGGGGACTTTTGTCAGTAAGCATATTGACTATCTTTCCAGAATAGGGGGTGTTAAGAAGGCATCAGTTGTGCTTCAGTCAACTGCTCAGGCAAATACAAATGAGACAATTATTTTAATTGCAACTGATGGAACATCTCAGACTTATACATCTAAGAGCTCTGAAACACTATCTTCTGGATTTTTTAAAGGAACAGCCGCGTATACTGTTGCTCAGAGAATGACATCATTAAAGGCATGTATAGAGGCCAAGCAACCTGGAAAGTTTACAATTGTTCAATCATCCACAACAGCAGCTAATGACACCCTAACTCTTACACAGGTTCAGGGCGGAGATGAGGGAAATACGATAGTCACCAATACCCTGTTAAATTTTAAGGTTAACGGGATTCTCAAGGGAGCAAGCACAACTGTTCCATTTACAGGTGGAAGATCAGCTGTTGGCGGTGATCCGCTATTTGATCACAATATTCATGGTATCTCAAATGATCCGGACGATGGCCTGTTTACTTCTGGGTCGTGGACATATGAGGCAATTTATCAAATACCGGGTCTCTTGACTGGATCTCACTTTGTTACACAAAGCCTGGCTAGGCTTCACGTTACAGGCACCAATGCGCCAGCTAAAACCCACGGAATTATATTCAACCTCTCTACAATCTCAGGTACTAGTAAGACTATTTTGTTTGGAAGGCCCTCAAGAAGTACCACAGCTTCAACTTTAAAGCTTGTTTTAACAGGAGCTAATATATTTGATGGAAACCCATGGAACATATCGTTCGGAAGATATCGAGCAGATGACCCTATTTCCGGAACTATTTCGCCTCTAAGCTCGTCATACTTTATCAGGTGTGCAAGAAACAGCTATGGAGAAATAAAGGAATACTTTTCAACTGCCAGCCTCTTCTCTACACCTGGTGCTAGCTCTGATAGTGAACAGACAATTAATGCAAATAGAAACTCCCACGGAGCCTTTGTGGTAATCGGATCTCAGAGCATAGATACTGCTGGAAATTATTACTTAAACTCTGTCACCAAGCTTTCAAATGAAGGTTTAAACCCTGCTGCAAGATACACAAATTTCTCAGGACGTGTAGGGCATATTAGGTTCTGGTCAAGAGGATTAAGCGAGACAGAGTTTAAGGAGCACACTAGAAACTTTAAGTCACTAGGCTCAGATGATCCAAAGAAGGGATTTAACTTTGATAGGGTCACAACGGGTACTTTTGGAAAGCTAAGAATAGACACGACAACAGACCAGCAGGTTACAGAATCAAATTCTCTTGGGACGATAACACTTACAGACTTTTCACAAAACAGTGTATTTGGAAAGACAACAAGACCCTGGGAGTTTGTAGAAACCTATGGCGGAGAGAGGGGAGATGAGAATAGATACTTTCACATGTCAGGCTCAGGGTTTGAAACAAGCAAGCAGATAATAAAACCTACATCATTTCACTATAGCTATCTATCTCCTAGATTTGACATGTCTGAAACAGATGAAAAGGTAAGAATTAGAAGCTATCAGTCAGTCGATAAGGTTGAGGAAAGTGACTTCGCCTATCGAGCCCCGCTTCATGAGCTACCCAGACAAGATATTCCTGATGACGATACAAGGTTTGCTGTTGATTTTTCAGTCGTCCAAGCCTTAAATGAGGATATTATGACAATGTTCTCTTCTCTTGATTTCTTTGATAATGCTCTTGGAAGCCCCAATCTAATGTTTGATGAGTACTACCCAGATCTAGACCAATTAAAGAAAATTTATTTTAATAGACTTATTGATAAGATTAACATTAAGAATTTCTTTGAATTTTATAAGTGGTTTGATTCAATTTTAGGTGTTATGATTTCACAGCTAATTCCCAAGAAGACAAACTTTAATGGTGTAAACTTTGTAATTGAGTCACATGTTCTGGAGAGAAACAGGATGAGATATTTATCTGACGAGATCTACTTAAAGCTTTCCGAAAGAGAAGGTACATTTTCTGACTTAGTTGATAAGTTCCTGGAGTCTTAAGCTATGCCAATTTCACCATTTAGAGATAGGTTTGGTAGATCATTCGCACTAACCGGATCATCCACTGCATCAACCCCCCCATCAGTGGGTGTTAGCTCTTCTTTTAGTTTAATTAATACGGCTGCCGGAGGAATGAAGACAGCAAAGATTGATCGGTTTAGGCAGGGCATCAACGTTTCTTCTAGGCGATATGTAAGAAGAAATTCTCCTACCACAGTCATAGATACAGGAAATACTGCTGTAATTGGCGCTTTGCCCATTTTAACATCTAGGGGAATTGATTCCGAGCAGTTTAGTGATGTTCATTCAATAGAGATTAGAGACTTTGGTCAACCAAAGTTATTTGAGGACCATGAACCCTTTGAAGACATGGCTACGATGAAGATAAACTCTAAAATAGTTTCAGGAATAACTTCTGCCTACGGCGGCCCAATAGCCTTTCTTGAAGATTCAGGCCAGCAACAATATCCCGTTATAATGCTAAACGTTTCAATGAAATATCCAGATCAAATGGATGGTGTGATCGAACCCCTGGCAATTAGAGAAATTATTAGCAATAGATCGGCAGAGACTCCGTTTATTGCCCATAGGGTAAGAGCTCATCTTA